ATGCTAAAGCCACAACAGTTAACGCGCCGGCGAAATGACCTTGAGCGAGCCGTGCGCGGCGCGATGGGACGGGCGCTGATTCGCACCGGCAAGGAGCTGGGCGAGGAAATCGGCTTATCGGAAACGCAAATCTGTAACAGAATGGCGGGGCGTTCCCGCTGGACGTTAGAAGAAATCTGGGAACTTGACCGAGTTTTGCAATTTACGGACGCGGAAAAGCTCATGCTGATCGGAGGCACGAAATGATTGACACGCTGTTTTTCGGCGGCATCGCCGCTGCGGTGATCGCGCTCAACGGCTGCGACTTTACGACGGGGCTTTCTGTCATCGGCGCGTGCGCGGTATGCAAGGCGCTGTATGACCTGCTGCCCTACATCGACAGGGGGTGCAGGCGATGAGACGGAACGACAAGCGCACGAGAGAGCAGCGCAAGGCCGATGAATCGGCGCTGTTTGCGGCGGCGTGCTTGGGCGCAACGATCCTTTTGATCGTGATCTCAATCCTCGCCACCAGCGCGCAGGCGGTCGATGCGGAACCGGAAGAAGCGCCCATCGTAGAGGAGTATGATCCCGCGTGGGACATTCCCGCGACGGAGAGCGCCGTTTGCAATGACGTGTTTCTCGGCGAATTTACGCTGACGGCCTATTGCCCCGGACGCTGCTGCTGCGGCAAGTGGGCGAGCGGCTACACCGCGACCGGCGCGCTGGCCACCGAAGGGCGCACGATCGCGGTTGACCCGAAGGTTATTCCATACGGTTCGCGCGTCCTGCTGATCTGGCCGGACGGCACACAGCACAGCTATATCGCGGAGGATTGCGGCGGCGGGGTGAACGGCAACCACATCGACGTGTTTTTCAACGGCCATCAGGCGGCGCGCGTGTTCGGCGTGCAGAGCGCGATGGTGTATTTGGAGGTGGAGGAATGATGCACTGCTGGGCTTGCGGCGCGGATTTCCGAGAGCCGGCTCTTTATGCGTACCGCGAAAATCTGGACGATAAGAACTGGACGATTACCACTCAAACCGTGTGCCCTTACTGTGGCACAGACAATATTACGGAGGTAAAAGATGAACCTTTATCAGATTGATTCCGCGCTTGCGGAATGTGTAGATGCCGAGACCGGCGAAATCCTTGACGTTGAAAAGCTCTTAGAGCTGAACATGGCAAGAGAGCAGAAGATTGAGAACATCGCGCTTTGGATTAAAAACGATGTTGCCGAAGCAAAGGCGATCCGCGAAGAAGAGAAGACCCTTGCGGCGCGCAGACAGACTTTAGAGCGCGCGGCAGAGAGAAAGAAAAAATATCTCGATTCTGTTCTGAACGGCGAGAAGTTTTCCACTCCCCGATGCTCTATCAGTTATCGCAAAACCACCAGCGTGGAGGTCTCCGACATGGGCGCGGTGGTGGCGTGGATGCTCGCCAACGGTCACGACGGCGAGGTTACTTACAACGCCCCCACGGTGAGCAAGACTGACCTTGCCCCGTTGCTGAAAAATGGCGCTGAAATCGACGGTGCGACGCTTGTACAGGGCATGAGCATGGGGGTGAAGTGATGGAGAACCTTGAAATTTATGAGCGCGTTCGGCAAGTCCCAACGTCCGCGCAACGTGAGATTCAAGCGGGACGACTGAAAGGCAAGACTGATATCAACCCAATGTGGCGCATTAAGGCGCTGACGGAGCAGTTCGGCCCTTGCGGTATTGGTTGGAAATATACCATCACCGATAAGCGCCTTGAAAATGGCGCGAACAATGAGGTTTCCGCATTTGTAGACATTGACCTTTACATCAAAGTCGACGGGGAGTGGTCGGACGCGATTCCCGGCACAGGCGGCAGCGCGTTTGTCGCTAGCGAACGAAACGGCCTTTACACCTCTGACGAGTGCTACAAAATGGCGCTGACCGATGCTATTTCCGTTGCCTGCAAGGCTCTCGGTTTTGGCGCGGATGTGTATTGGGCGAAGGACGCGACCAAGTACACACAAAGGCCGGAGAGACAGCAACCAAACGAGGTGGCTGGAAAACCGGTTTGCAAGGACTGCGGCAAGCCCATCTACCCGGTGACGCACGGCGGCAAGTCGTATTCCGTTTCGGAGATCGCGGAGAACGCGAGAAAGACCTATAAAGCGCCGCTCTGCTGGGCGTGCATGATGGCGAGGAGAAAAGCGAATGAAAGCCCGACTGCATGATCTATCCCTTGCGCGCGATGGTGGGTATTTGCTCACCATCGCTACGCGGGAGAACGTCGGCACACTATACGACGAGCTGCACGAGGTAGACGTTGACGTGACCGTCAAGAAGCACCGTGAGAAGCGGAGCCTCGATGCCAATGCTTACTCATGGGTGTTGCTGGATAAGCTCGCAGAATCCACAGGAACGCCAAAGAGTGAGATTTACCGCCGAGAGGTCAGGGACGTTGGCGGCAACACAGAAACAGTCTGTGTGCGCGAGAAAGCCGTGCAGAAGCTATGCGACGGCTGGAACAAGAATGGTGTCGGCTGGCAGACGGAAGTGATGGACAGCAAAATCGACGGCTGTAAGAACGTGGTGCTGTATTACGGCTCGTCCACCTTTGACACAAAGCAAATGTCACGCCTGATCGACAACATCGTGCAGGACTGCAAGGATCTGGGCATTGAGACCTTGACCCCACAACAGCTTGACGCGCTAAAGGAGGAATGGGGCAAATGACTAAAAGCATCATGCAGGACAAGCGGGAGTGCTATATCTCAGGATTCTCAACGAACCTCGCGCGGCATCACATTTACGGTGGTGGGCGTCGGCAGCTATCCGATATTTGGGGCTGCTGGGTGTGGCTGCGTGCCGACTGGCACAATATGGCCGACTACGGCGTGCACGGGAAAGACGGTCACGAACTGGATATGCGGCTGAAACGCGAGTGTCAGAAGCGCTTTGAAGAGCTTTACGGCCACGATACTTTTATGGCCGTATTTAAGAAAAACTATTTGGAGGACGAATCATGTTGAACAGAGTTTGCATCATGGGTCGCATTACGCGCGATCTGGAACTGCGCCGCACGCAGGACGGAACGGCGGTCACGAGCTTCACCGTCGCCGTCGATGACGATTTCAAGAGCAAAGCAACCGGCGAGAAGAAAACCTATTTCCTCGATGTGGTGGCGTGGCGGCAGACGGCAGAGTTCGCTTGCCAGTATCTCGGCAAAGGCCGCATGGTCGTGGTTGAAGGCAAGCTCACCGTCCGCGACTGGACGGACAAGGACGGCAATAAGCGCCGCAACGCGGAGATCATCGCCGATAATATCTATTTCGGTGACAGCAAGCGCAACGATGCTACCGAGCCGCATTTCACCGTAGAGAGCGCCGCAGGCAACTTTGCGGTGATCAGTGAGGACGACGGCGATCTACCGTTTTAAGGCGGTGGAGGCATGGCGGAGAGCAAAGAATATGTCAAACTCTGGCTGAGCTACGAGGACTATTTCCGCGAGTATGACGACGAGTCGATCGGGGCTATCGTCCGGGCGATGCTCGCTTACCGGAAAAACGGAGAACAGCCGCAGTTTGAAGGCCCCGAACGGTTTATTTGGCCCGCGATTCAGCGGGATATTGACGAGTCCATAAAGGCGCAGGAAGCCGCCGCCAATGCCTGTCGAGAGAACGGGAAAAAGGGCGGCAGACCGCCGAAAGCAAGCGGTTTTTCGGAAACCAAGGGAAACCAAAAAAACCAAAGCGGTTTTTCGGAAACCAAAAAAAGCCAAGGACAAGGACAAGGACAAGGACAAGGACAAGGACAAGGACATATACCCCCTAAATCCCCCTCTACGGGGGACGCATTCGAGCGTTTCTGGTCAGTTTACCCGCGAAAAATCGGGAAACAGTCTGCTAAGAGAGCTTTCGAGCGGGTCAAAGCCCCCCTCGAAACACTTGTGACCGCGGTGGAGCGGCAGAAGTGCAGCGACCAATGGACGCAGAACAACGGGCAGTTTATTCCACACCCCGCCACATGGCTGAATCAAGGCCGGTGGGACGATGAGCTGCCCGAGAGCGCGGGGGGGTATCGGAACACTGGGGCTTTTACCGGCGGTGATGTATTCGCCGAGATGCTTGAGGAGGAAAAGAACCGTGGAAAGAGCTGACGTGATTAGCCTTTTGGGGCGATTAAAACAGGCTTATCCGCAGGCCTATGCCAAGATGACCCGCACAGAAGCCGAAGAGATGGTGTCCCTCTGGTCGGACATGCTGGGCGGGGAAGATCCTGCCGAGGCGATGGGCGCAGTGAATGCGCTGATCGCCGAGGACACGAGGGGATTTCCGCCAAAGGTCGGCCAAGTGCTGGCAAAGATCAGGGGCACCGCTTCCCCGCACGTCTCGGTGGCGTGGATGAAGCCATACATCGAGCGGACAGCCGAACAGGAATCATTCCTGCCGAGCGTATCGCGTTATGCGAGAGAACACGGGCTGACGTGGGAAGCGGCGGCTGCCGAAATGGAGGGAAGCAATGGGCATTGATATTTCTCGGCTGGGCAAGGACGCTCAAGCGCAGGTCATGGCAAAGATGGCCGTGCAGGAAGTCAAGAAGCGCAGCAAGTACGGCAACCGCAAGGTCGTGCGCGACGGCATCAAGTTTGATTCCGAGCGTGAGGCGGCGCGGTTCGGCGAGTTGAAAGTGCTGCGAGCGATGGGCAAGATTCGCGATTTGCGGCTGCAAGTGAATTTTACCCTCGTGGAGGGATACACGACCATTGAGGGCGAGAGGATCAAGCCGATGGTCTATCGCGCGGATTTTACCTACGAGCGGGCGACCGAGCCGGACCGCAACGGCACGGTGCACTGGCTGCGCGAGGTCGAGGACGCGAAGGGCGTGAAAACGGAAGACTATCTGCTGAAAAAGAAACTGATGCAGGACAAGTACGGCATCACGATCTGCGAGGTGTGAGATGAGCTTTGAGCACTGCCACTTCTGCCTGCCACCCGTGCGCTATCCCGGCTGCCAAGACCATTGCCCATACTACGCGGCAGATATCGCAAAGCACCGAGCTGTCCGGAAGGAAGAGCAGCGGGAAGCGCAGGAGAAAGACGATTACTTGAGCGCGCGCCATTTCAAGACGCGGCGCTATCAACGACTGAAATGCGGGAGCGAAAAAGATGAATGCAAAAGATACTGCGGAGCGAATCCGCGGGTTGAGAACTGCAATGAGACTAAGTCAGGCGAAATTTGCCGACGTGTGCGGCATCGAGCAGGGCCAGCTATGCAACTACGAGCTAGGGCGTATCATGCCGACCATCCCGCTGTGCGAGCGGATATGCCGTGCCGTCGGCATCAACCTGCTCGATTTTCTGCGGGAGGATGGCGATGAGAAAAGCGGCATCCCAACCGAGGAACGCATCGGCGAGCGTGTGAAAGCCCTGCGACTGATGCGCGGAATGAACCAAACAGAACTTGCGGAGAAATCAGGCGTCGCGGACAGCACGATTTCATCCATCGAGCGCGGCGAGCGGTACGGTATAGTCACGACGTATCTCTATCTCGCCGAAGCACTGGACGTGTCCATCGGAGAGCTGTTAGGAGGGGAATGACATGAGCCGATTCGTCATGAGCAAGACCCCGTGGGAGCGCTGCGTGTATCCAGCGCTTAAAGCGGCGCTCGAGCGGACTGACTACAACCAAACGACGCTCGGCAGGGCGACCGGCATCCACCAGAGCAACATTTCGCGCTTCATCAAGGGCGACGTTGATGCGACCATCAGAGGGCTGCTTGCGCTGGAAGATTTGACGGGGAAGCCGTTCCGGGAGCTTTTCGGAGAATGCGAGGGACGCCATGGAAGGGTATAGCAATCAGCCGATTCCGAAAGAGGCGGCAAAGAAACTGTTAGCGCTCGATTTAGAAGACAAAGAAATCTTAACCTATGAAAAACTCGACCAGTGGTACACCGCATGGAATGGAAAGTGCTATGTGTCATTTTCCGGTGGTAAGGATAGCACGGTACTGGCATACTTGGCGGCGCGTTACCTGTCGAGCTTCAGGGTGCCGCCGTGGGAGCTGACGCTGGTATTTGTCAACACGGGGCTTGAGTATCCAGAAATCCAGCACTTTGCCAACGATTATGTGGCGTGGCTGCAAAGGCAGTTCACACGGATCGACGTGCAGCTTGTGCGGCTGAGGCCGAAGATGAATATCCGGCAGGTGTTGACAAAGTACGGTTATCCCGTCATCGGCAAAAAACAGGCGCGCTTTATCCGCGATTTGCAAAACGCGCACGGGCAAAACGATGCAACGGTCAATCTGTATCTGACCGGATACAACCGGGAGGGCGTTTACTGTTCGACGATGAAACTGGCGGACAAGTGGCATTATCTCAAGGATGCGCCGTTCCGCATTAGCGAGCAATGCTGCGACGTGATGAAAAAAGCACCCGCCAAGCGATACGAAGCTACGAGCGGATGTGTGCCGTTTACCGCGATGATGGCGAGCGAGAGCCAGCAGCGAGAAAAAGAGTGGAAGCGCACGGGCTGCAACGCCTTTGACGGCAAGCGCCCCATGAGTAAGCCAATGAGCTTCTGGACAGATCAGGACGTGCTTGCGTTCCTAAAGGGCGAAAACATCCCGTATTGCAGTGTATACGGCGACATCGTGGCGAGCGACGGGGAAAATGATTATCCGTCAACGCTCGTCGAAAAGCCGCTGCATTGCACGGGCTGCCAGCGCACGGGCTGCATGTTCTGCGCGTTCGGGGCACACCTTGAAAAGGGCGAAAACCGCTTCGAACGCATGAAGCACACGCACCCGAAGCACTATGAGTTTTGCATCGGCGGCGGGGAGTTTGACCCCGCGGATGGGCTATGGAAGCCCAACGAAAAGGGGCTTGGCTACGGTCGAGTGCTGGATTTTATCGGAGTGAGGTATTGAGATGAAGGTTTTAGTTGCCTGCGAGGAATCGCAGGAAGTGTGTAAGGCGTTCCGGGCATTGGGGCACGAGGCATACTCCTGTGACATCCAGGAGCCGTCCGGAGGGCACCCGGAATGGCATATCCTTGGCGATGCGCTCAAGGCCATCGAGGGGGGGCAAGTGACCACAATGGACGGGCAGCTGCATGACGTCGACAGGTGGGACTTGCTGATCGCGCACCCACCGTGCACTTATCTGACAGCAAGCAGCGCCGTCCGGCTGTTCAACCCAGACCATACTATCAAAGACTGGGACAGAGAGCAAAAGGGTTGGGAAGCGAGACAATTTTTCTTGAGTATGTTGTCTTGCGGGATTGAAAGAATCGCAGTAGAAAACCCAGCCCCGCTACGATGGTTCAAGTTGCCAAAGTATAGCCAGATCATAGAGCCCTACATGTTCGGCGATCCGTGGAAAAAGCGGACATGCCTTTGGTTGCGCGGCTTGCCTTATTTGGCCGATACCAACGTGGTTGAGCCAAAGGGACTATGGGTCGGGAGCACATCGGGCCGTGACGGATGTACCGGACGGATCAAGAGTGGATATACGTTGCCGTCACATAGGGATGCAAAGACCCGCGCAAAGACCTTCCCCGGCATCGCCAAAGCTATGGCGGAGCAATGGGGAGGAGACATTAGGGAGGAATGACCATGTACATCGGAGAACCATTTAGCTGGAAGCCTGCCGCGTTTGAGGGTAGCAACGGCATTATGAGCGTGACCACGAAAGAGACGACTGCGCACGGGCGCGTCGTCTACATCAACGCGGCGCACCGCTACTTTACGGCGGAGGCGGATTTCAATGGGAATAAGCTCAGAGAGAGTTCCAAATTTTAGGGAGGTAATTATGGACGCGTTAGAATTTTTGAGAGAACGGAAAAGAATGTGCAAATCATTTAATAGGTGTTCCGACGGCTGTCCTGCCTGGAGGGGTTCGTGCAAACTTGAAACTGGAGCAGTCTTCGAATGGGAAGCAGATAAGCAGGTTGAAATAGTGAAGGAATGGGCTACTGCGCACCCGCGCAAGACGCGGCAGAGCGTGTTTCTGGAGCAGTTTCCAAATGCGCCAATATATACGAACACACATAATGTTGCTTTAGACCCATGCCTTGTTGATACAACGTTACGCGGGCATTGCCCGACTGGAAGAGGCTGTGATATTTGCCACCGCGAGTTCTGGATGCAGGAGGTGGAGTGATGGAACGACTGACAAAGCGCGATACCGATGGACAGGCAATGATGGACTGTGAGAAGTGCAAAGCGGATTGGACGGGTAAGCATGGTAAGCCGATGGTTGACTGCACCGCGCTGTACTGCCGCAATCGCCTCAAGGATCGCCTCGCCGCCTACGAGGACAGCGCGTGTGCACCGGAAGAAGTCCTTCCAAAAGATAAGGCAGACGAGATCGCGCTGAAGCTCCTGCAGCTTGCTGATTTGGAGAATTTTTGTAGTTATACCCGCTTGCGCGAGCTGGCCGAGGCCGACAAGGATGGTCGGCTGGTGGTGCTGCCGTGCAAGGTGGGAGACACGGTATATTTCAGAACCTACGACTGCACCGGGACGGTAGACCTTGGCATTCAGCCCCACAAGGTCACGGCCATTGTGGGACACGCCATTGTTCGTGGGAAATATACCGATGTCGGGCTGTTACCGGCCCAGTACGGAGTAAGCTGGTTCCTGACCCGCGAGGAGGCGGAAGCGGCATTGGAGGCGATGAAGAATGAGTAAGGCTGTTATGCTGAGCATCCGCCCAAAGTGGGTGGAGAAGATTGCCAGCGGTGAAAAGACCATCGAAGTGCGCAAGACGCGGCCGAAGTTGGACACGCCGTTTAAGTGCTATATCTACAAATGCGGAAACGGCAAAGTCATCGGGGAATTTCTGTGCGATCAGATCATCGAAGATCGCACGTATGGGCACAATGAAGAATTTTACAGAGCAGCCTGCATGAGCGCATACGATGTGGCGGCATATGCAATGCAGTCGCCGATGTATGGCTGGCACATCTCAGATTTGCGCGTTTACGATCACCCGCGCGAGCTGGACGAGTTTACTGGCCTGCGGATAACAAAAGACGGCTTTGAGCTAAGTTTGATCACCCGCCAGCCGCAGAGCTGGCGGTATGTGGAGGAGATGAAGAATGTTTGAGTTAAAATCCTGCCCGTTTTGCGGAGCCAAGGGCGTTATGCAGAGAAACGGTCACTGCTTTCGGGCATGCTGCCCAAATAGAGACTGTCCAATCGAACCGAGAACACATTGGTACCTGAATCATCTATTAGCAATCGAAGCATGGAACAGGAGGGTAGACAATGGTTGAATTCATAAGCCGCGAGGCGACAATTAAGCGCATCAAAGAAGTTTATTGCATAGGCTGCAATAGCTACAACGGAGTAAGATGCAGTGCGTGCGGCACCGGTGACGCAATCGACATGATCGAGGATGCCCCCGCCGCTGACGTTGCGCCAGTGGTGCATGGGCGGTGGATCTCATTCTTGGGCGGTGACCACATCATGCCGGAACGATACTACCGATGCTCACGTTGCGGCAGAGTAGAGAGTAGACGACAGCCGTATTGCCATTGCGGTGCAAAGATGGACGGAGGTGCTGACCATGAGGCTGATTGACGTCGATGAATTGGGCGTGGGCCGGTGCAGCAAAGATGTTCTCCCCGCGGCGTATTGTGCTGGTTGGAACGGCTTACTTGGCTTGATCGAAAAAGCTCCCAAGGAGGGGTAACGCATGGACGTTGTTGGTCGAAAGGTTGTTAAAACGCGGGCGGCTCATGTGTGCTTCGGTTGCGGGCGCAAATTCGAGCAAGGGGCTATGATGGAGCGCAGTTGCGTTTTCGATGGTGCGCCGTGGACGTGCTATCTGTGCGAGAGCTGTCAGAAAGCGTCTTCTGAGTTAGGATGGCAAGACGAGTATGGATTTGGGGACTTGCGCGAACGTTCGCTTGAGATTGAGAGGGAGGCACTCCATGCTGACGATCACGATTAAAGCCAACGTCCCCGCCGCTGACGCGCAGGGCATCAAGGAGCGCATCGCCATGGACATTGAGCGATACGGCGACGTAAAGGTCGTGAGCATCGTGAGCGACCGGGGACGGGAAGAACAACTACGAATGAAAGGAGCCAAATTATGAGCATCAATGTGAAGAAGTACACCAAAGACCAGATGGCGAAGATGGTGGAAGACGCGCAGGAGAAGTCTGCGGCGCTTGAAAAGGAAGTCGTCGAGCTGAAAAACTGCATTGACGCGAAGAACGATCTGCTTGCCGAGTATGCAAACTTAAAGGCGGCGATGCAGCGAAAGAACGCCGCTCTGATTGAGCAGATCAGCCAAATGAACGGCGAGGCCATCAACAAGGCAAACGAGATCGCGAACCTGAAAGCGGACAATGATATTCTGCGCGAGAGGGCAAGATACGCCGAGGCAGCACTTGGGCGGGCGAATGCAGAAGTATCGAGAGTGACGGTTGGCTGCCGGCATGTTGAAGAAGAACGCGATTATATGCACCAGAAATGGAGCAATGCTGAGCAGCGCGCAAATTACGCAGAAGGCCACCCGTGGAAAAACCTGTGGGCGTGGGTGAAGAGAAAGGTGGCGCGCCATGAGTAAACCTCGTTACAGCTGGTGGGGCTATGTAAAAGCCATTATCCGCCGCTATGCCCCCGACCGAGAGCAGGAGCTGCATGGAGTGTCTTGGTTAGAAAACAACGCTGTGCGAAAAGCGGTGAGCGAAACAAAGTCAATGCAAGACGGCGAAGAGCGATTGAAATTTATCCGCCTCGTGTTCTGGGAAAAGACCCACACGCTTGAAGGCGCAGCGATGGCGGTCAACTGTTCCGACCGGACGGCGAGACGCTGGCATACCGATTTTATCAAGTGCGTCGCGCGGAACTACGGGCTGCTCGATGATTAAAAGTTGGCCTTAAAAAGCCATTTGCTTATGAGATAATAGGATCGCAGAGGTGTAAAAGCCTTTGCGGTCCTCTCATTTATGGCGTTTACCTCCTGCGCCATAGCGGGGCGCGGTGCTTTTCATTTTTTCACACCGCCCCCCCGCGATTTGCCGCACGCACGATGCAGCCCACGATCAGGGCCGAGAGGTCGCACCTCTCATGCGGCACAGGACCCCGCGCACCTCTCAACGATGTGGCCCAGCGGGGACATACGCAGACGTAGCTCAGTTGGTAAAGCACCGGACTTCGTGAGCCGGTATGTCGTGGGTCCGAGCCCCACCGTCTGTGCCAGTGGCCGGGTAGCGCCCGGACAATGTGAGACCGTTGTCGTCATGGCTCACATGGAAATGACAAAGCTCGCTGAAAACTGCGCTTGTCTTGATGCGTCAAGACCGGTTTGACCTGACGGAATAGGGGCTACGACTTTTCGGAGCGTAGTTGTCGGTAGCGTGTGACAATCTAAGCGAGAAAGACGGCCAATGGAAAGAATAACGCCAAATGTGGGCGGCGTTGTGGCCCTTCGGGGCGGGTAAAGTCTGCTATGTAAGGCCAAGGGGCGGGGGCTGGTAGCAAAACAGGAGGATGGCAAATGATTCTTTGCGGCAAAGACTGCACACCATGCTGTGACTTCTGCACTCATGTAAAACACGGCACAGTAGTAGTTGACGGTAAGCGTGTAACTACTGGGCCTGTTGGCTGCAAACTGCACAAGGACAAAGAGCACCAGGACGTTGCCGCCACCTGTGGGTATTGTGACGACTTTCATTGCTTCCAGAGCCTGGTGTCCGTAGATCGAGAGATGCAAGAGGGAGACGGAGAATGAACGACGACCACAAGGACATTATCAACAAGATAACGTATTCCGCCGACGAAATAGATAGGCTCATGAAAATCAATATGCGGCTCATTGCGAAATTCAAAACCCATTTGCACAAAGAGTATGGCGACGCTATCGAAGATATTGCGAAGATGTTTGACACACTCTACGCAGAACAGCAAAAAGAAACGCCGTTGATGTGGTATGAGTATTGCTACGGTGTTAAAGATACAGGGAAATAAAAACAAATTATTTGGATTGGAAGTGAGCGCATGCCAGCAGGAGCGCCAAGAAAATGGAAAAGCGTAAGCGCGATGCAAAAGGCGATTGACGCTTACTTCAAAGAGTGTGAGGGTGAGCCGTTTATCGGCGATGACGGTTGTGCTGTGCGAGATAAGTACGGCATACCGATTATCATTAACGCAAAGCCGCCGACGATTACGGGGCTTGCGTTGGCACTTGGATTTACGGGAAGACAAGCGCTGCTGGATTATCAGGCAAGGCCAGAATTTGCGGACACGGTTGCGCGCGCGAAGTCCCGCTGTGAAGAATACGCCGAATCTCGGCTCTACGACAAAGACGGTGCGAACGGCGCGAAATTCTCGCTTGGCTGCAATTTTGGGTGGAACTCCGAGAACGAAAAAAGCGGAGACCCTGCGGCGTTGGCAGCTTTGCTCACTGCGTTAAAGGGCGAGAACAATGCAAATTAAAACGCTATCCGCAAAGCAGCGCAAAATAATGGAGTTTATCAGCTCCGATGATATGGCGCTGATTTGTGACGGCTCCGTCCGTTCCGGAAAGACGACGGTCATGTCGATGGCATTTGTGCTGTGGGCGATGCAGAACTACGACCGCACAAATTTCGCTATTTGCGGAAAGACGGTGCAGGCGGCAGAGCGAAATATCTTAAAACCGTTGATGGAAATTGACGGGCTGGGTGTTGCGCTGTCCATGCATTACAAGGTTTCCACGAGAATTTTAACCGTTCGGTGTGGGGACAGAAAAAATTGGTTTTACCTATTCGGCGGCAAAGATGAAAGCTCGTATATGCTCATACAAGGCATCACGCTTGCCGGGGTCCTATTCGATGAAGTGGCACTTATGCCGCGTTCGTTTGTGGAGCAAGCGCTTTCCCGTGCGATTTCGTTTGAGCATCCGAAGTATTTTTTTAACTGCAACCCCGAATCACCGCAGCATTGGTTTTACAAAGAGTGGATTGAAAACGAACGGGAGAATACGCAGCACATTCACTTCCTGCTGGAAGATAACCCAATTCTCACACCGCAGATGATCGAGAGAACAAAGGCCATGTATAGCGGCGTGTTCTACGACCGATACATTCGCGGCTTGTGGGTGGTGGCCGAGGGGCTGATCTATCCCATGTTTAACGAGAGCTGCATTGTGGACGAGCTGCCGGAAAAGGGAGAATACTATGTGTCCTGCGACTATGGAACACTTAACCCGTTTTCCGCAGGGCTGTGGCGCTGGGACGGCAAGACGGCAACGCGCATCCGCGAGTATTACTATTCCGGGCGCGAGAACCAGAAGAACAAGACGGACGAGGAATACGCTGACGAGATCAAAAAGCTCATCGGCGAGGCGGATGTCAAAAGCATCATCGTTGACCCGTCTGCCGCCTCGTTTATCGAGGTTTTGCGGCGACGCGGTTATATGGTGCGAAAGGCCAACAATGACGTAACCAACGGCATTATGACTACGGCGCGATTTTTGCAGGACGGCATTCTCAAGGTGCATCGCGGCTGCAAAGACTGCATTCGAGAGTTTGGACTGTATCGGTGGGACGAAAAATCCACAGATGACAGGCCAATCAAGGAAAACGATCACGCAATGGACGAGACGCGGTATTTTGCTTATACGGTCCTGAAGAACAAGGCGTATCGGCGCGAGTATACACCACTTTGGAACAGATAGGACGGTGAGCGGCTATCAAAACATATAATGACCTTGTAGCGGTCGGTGAAAACGAGCAGGCGCGCATTGAGTTTGTCTGCAGCACGATCAATGAGCACCGCGAGAGCACGGCGTATAAGACGGCGGTGGATGCGGAGGAATATTATAACGGCCTGAATCCGACGATCAACCGTTATGAAAAGATCATCTATGATATGCAGGGTCGCAGCCACACGGATATGTGGACGGCGAACCATAAGTTGGCCAGCCGTTTCTTCGGGCTGGCGGTAGATCAGGAGGTTTCGTATCTGCTGGGAAACGGTGTGACCTTTGCGGAGAAGGAAACACCAAAAAAACTATGCCCGGACTTCGACCAGGAAGTCATGGATGCGGCGCGTGAGGCGAAAATCGCAGGCGTATCCTTCGGCTTTTGGGATTTGACGCATTTGCGGGTGTTCTCCCTGCTTGAGTTTGTACCGCTTTACGATGAAGAGGACGGCGCATTAAAAGCCGGTATCCGGTTCTGGCAGGTGGCACATGATAAGCCGTTGAGAGCGACATTATACGAGCTGGATGGCTTTACCGAGTATTTCCAGCCGAAGAACAAAGATATGAGCGTATTGCAGGAAAAGCGCAGTTACAAGCTCGTTATCCGCAAGGCCGAAGTCGGCGAAACCGAAATCTATGACGGCGGGAATTATCCGATTTTCCCCATCGTGCCGCTGAAAAACAATAAGCGGTGTCTGTCCGAGATCGCAGGGAAGCGAAACACCATTGACGCGCTGGATTTGGCGTCCTCGAACATGGTGAACAACGTGGACGAGGGCAATCTGATTTATTGGGTGCTGTCCAACTGCAACGGCATGGACGATCTCGACGATGCGAAGTTTGTGGAGCGCTTGAAAACCACGCACGTTGCCCACGCCAATGGAGACGACGGCGCCAAGGTGGAGAGCAAGACCATCGAGGCGCCGTATGAGGGCACGAGCAGCACCATTGACATGCTGAAAAAGAAGCTCTATGAAGATTTCCAGAGCTTTGACGCTGCGGCGGTATCCGCTGGCAATCAAACGGCGACGGCTATCAAGGCCAGCTATGTGCCGCTGGATCTGAAAACGGACAAGTTTGAATCTGAGGTTACGCGGTTTATTGTGGAGATTCTGCGTTTGGCAGGCATTGAGGACCAGCCGAGTTACACGCGCAATCAGATCATCAACAAGAGCGAGGAAACGCAGAATATCCTTCTGGGCGCGTCGTATTACGATGAAGAATACATCACAAAGAAGCTGCTGACCATCAACGGCGACATTGACCAGTATGAGGACATGGCAAAGCGGAAGGCGGCAGAGGTTATCGATTTGACGGAGCCGGTGATTGGCAATGAATAAGAAGCAATTATCGGAGAATATTCGCAATGTCAGAAAAACAGCCAAAATGACGCAAGAGCAATTCGGAAAATCCTTGGGCGGAACTCGCTTGATGGTTGCACGGTGGGAATTGGGGACAAGAACTCCAAGCCTTGAATATATAGAAAAAATAGCCCGCTGTGTTGGGCGCTCTCCCGTAGACTTGTTTAATGGGGTATTTGAGGTGAACGGCGATGGCAACGCCTGATTTAGGGCATCGGCTGACTGATAAAAAACTTGCCGCGCTGGAACGGCGCATTGCGAAGCTGTACCGCGAGGCGGGGAAAGAGCTGCAAGCTACCATCGACGCATATTTTGAGCAATTCAAAAAGCGCGACGAGGAAATGAAGGCGCTGATCGGCACCGTGCAGAACGGCAAGGAATGGACGGAGCAGGACTATAAGCAATGGCGGCTGAACCAGATTGGGCGTGGGGAACGCTATCAGGCCATGCGGGACAAGGTGGCGCACCGCGTGACCGATGCAAACGCTGTGGCGGTGTCCTACACCAACGATGCAACGCCCGGTATTTACTCCCTCAACCGCAATTATGCGGCGTACACCATCGAGAGTGTGGCTGGGAACGTGGGCTTCGACCTGTGGGACGAGCAGACTGTCAAGCGGCTTATGGTAGAGCAGCCGGACTTAATGCCATACTACCCGCCGAAACGGGCCTTAAAGCGTGGTATCGACCTCGCGTATGGTAAGAAGCAGATCACGGCAAGCGTCACCAGCTCCATCTTGCAGGGGAAGAGCATCAAGCACATGGCGGACGACCTGCAAAAGCGCATTACCACCATGAGCCGAGACAGCGCCATTCGCACGGCCAGAACTGCCGTCACCGGCGCGCAGAACGCCGGACGCATGGACAGCTATGCGGCGGCGGAAAAGATGGGAATTAAGCTCAAGAAACGTTGGTTGGCTACGCTGGACGCGCGTACACGCCACTCTCATGCCATGCTTGACGGCGAACAAGTGGCGCAGGACAAGAAGTTTTCTAACGGTTGCCGCTTTCCCGGCGACCCACAAGGGCCGCCGTGGGAGATATATAACTGCCGCTGCACGCTGATTGCCGCCGTGGAGGGCGTAGATACCTCTACTGCGCAGAGACGCGCCAGAAACGCCGATACGGGGCAAACAGAGGTTATTTCCAACATGTCCTATGCAGAATGGGCGGGGTGGAAAAAAGATACAAAGCAAGTTGCAAGTGCGGCAAAATCTGATATAATTAAAGCAAAACCCGAAATAAAGCCAGTAACTTTAAGCCTTTCCAACTTAGAGGAATTGGAGAAGTGGCAAAACGAATATTATGCGACAAACTCGAGCGTCGAGTTTACCAAAAAAGCAAATCCGAATATATCCAAGTATTCCGGCGGTGCGTATAGCGCAATTAACGCCATAGAGCGCGGCGGCGCGGCGTATGAAAAGGCGCTGCGTTGCTATGGGAACCTCGACGGGTACAAGGAGATAAGCGACGGCGTTTCTGCGGAAATATCAAAGTTCAAGCTTTCAACGGACTTGAACGTGAAGCGTGTTGTCGGGGATGTTGGGTATATTACGGGAGGCGGTTCATCTGTTGATGATATGGTCGCGAGTATCGGAAAGCTATATACAGAAAAAGGATTTACAAGCACGACAATAGCGCAAGACGCGCAACTCCCGTTTGGAGGGCACAAAGATACGCAGACGGTCCTTGATATTATCGTGCCAAAATCAACACGCGGCGCTTATATTTACAAAATGGCAGATAACCCCGCGGAATTTGAATTTCTGATAGACAGAGGCACAACATATAAAGTCCTTGATGCAGGGGAAAGAACTGTTAAAAAAAGCATTTTCGACCTAAAATCAAGAGAGTTTGTAGAGAAAGAAGTCCCCGAACGATATATGAAATTGGAGGTTGTTTCGCAATGAAAGAGACGGTTCTTGACTGGCTTCCGATGTTTGCGGAGTTTGTGAAAGACCCAACATCTGATTTTTCTGTTGGGGATTTTGTGGAAATTGAAAAATCGGCTACACCGAAGGCAAAAAACGCTTACAGGAAATACATCAAATTTATTTCTCACGGATTGCAGAGCTGGGATGATCTGATTATTGAAAATCGGCGTATTGTTGGCATTGCTAAAACTGCAACGGGAAAATCAAAAGAGCAATGCGAGATAGTTTTGCAGCTCATTGCAGATGGATGGATTGATAATGAACCATTCATTAAGGGGTAACGTATGAGCGTTGAAATCCAGGACAACAGCAAAGAGGTTTCCGCTGCGATCAAGGCGGCGCTGCTGCGCGGGCTTGAAAAGTGCGGGCTTGTGGCAGAGGGATATGCAAAAAAGCTGTGTCCTGTTGACACCGGCAACCTGCGCAACAGCATCACCCATATGATAGGCGAGCAGGAACCGGCGGCAATCATCGGGTCGAACAATTCTTACGCCGCGTACGTTGAGCTTGGCACCGGCATTTATGCCGAAGGCGGCGGCGGACGGCCTACACCGTGGGTGTATCAGGACGCAAAGGGCAACTGGCACTACACGCGAGGCAATAAGGCGCAGCCGTTTCTGAAACCCGCTGCGGCTGACCATGTGGGACAGTATCGGGACATCCTGGAAAGCGAGCTGAAAAATGGATAATGAAACCATCAAGGCCATTGAAGCTATAATCAATCGCGGCAACGATGCTGAAATACGCCGAAAAGGCGACGGGTACATTGTTTTAGAGGTTAAGAAAACAATCAAATACACAGCTCCCGCGTAATTGGGCGCGGGAAAGGGCAATAGGAGCCAGCTACCGAGTTTTTTTCGGTGGTTGGCTCTTTTGTTTTAGGTAAAACCCGCGAGGTACAGCGGTTTTATACAATCTATCGCCGCGACGGACTGCGGACAAGGGAAAGGAAGATAGAACAATGGCACTTACACGCAAACTTTTGAAGGGGATGGGCCTCACCGACGAACAGGTGGATACCATCATCGAGGCACATACCGACACCGTGGACGGCTTGAAAGCTGACGTCAGCAAGTACAAGGCGGACGCGGAGAAGCTGCCCGGCGTCCAGAAGCAGTTGGACGACCTTAAGGCAGCAGGTGACGGCGGTTACAAGGAGAAGTACGAAAAGGAACACTCGGCCTTTGAAGCCTTTAAGACCGACATCACGGCAAAGGAGAGCAAGGCGGCAAAGGAAAAGGCCGTGCGGGCTTACTTTGAGAGCAAAAACATCACCGGCGCGAATTTGGACCTTGCCATGCGTGGCTGCGGCGAGGAAATGGCCGCATTGGAGCTGGACGGCGAGAAGATCAAGGACACCAAGAGCCTTGATGCACTCGTAGACGGCACCTACAAGGGACTTGTCTCCACCACGCAGACAAAGGGCGCGAATCCCGCCACTCCCCCGGCGAATACCGGCGGCAGCGGGGTCACGGCAGAAGCCTTTAAGAAAATGGGCTATGCCGACCGACTGAAGCTCAAGAAGGAAAGCCCCGAACAGTATTCGGAGCTGACGAAAAACTGACAACAAAGGAGATTAAAAACTATGGCAGATACGATTCTGACTAAACTAGCAGACCTGATCGACCCGGAAGTTATGGCTGATATGATTTCCGCTAAAATCCCCGACAAAATCCGCGTAGCACCTTTCGCAAAGGTGGATGATACCCTTTCCGGCGTTCCCGGCGACACAATTACCGTGCCGTCCTATGGGTACATCGGCGACGCTGAGGATGTCGCTGAAGGCGTGGATGTTGACATCGACAAGATGAGCACCAAGGACAAGCAGTACAAGATCAAAAAGGCAATGAAGGGTGTCGGTCTTACCGATGAGGCTGTTCTGTCCGGCTACGGCAACCCCGTGGGCGAAGCCAACGCGCAGCTGGCGCTGTCCATCGCTGCCAAAATCGACAATGACTGCATGGATGCCTTGCAGGGCGCACCGCTGACTTATGACGGCGGCGCGGCAGCCATCGGCTACAACGCTATTGTGGATGCCATCGACGTTTTCAACGAGGAGATCAACAGCGACAAGGTCATGTTCATCAACCCCAAGCAGATGGCGACCCTGCGCAAGGATGCTGATTTTATCAGCGCCGACAAGTATCAGGCAGGCGTGATGCTGTCCGGTGAGATCGGCAAGATCGCAAACACCCGCGTTGTAGCAAGCCGCAAGGTGCCGTCCATCGAGTATGAAAAGGACAACAGCACCGGCACCATTGAGATCGTCGCTGATACGACCACCGAAACCGCCACCAAAAAGCATCTGGCGACCATCCAGCCCCATTGCGCTGCTGCTCTGGTTGTCGGTGATAAGGTCAAGGCTGCTGCTGCTGCCTACTACGCTTGCCCCATCGTCAAGCTGAACGAGGACAGCGAAACCGAGGACGATGTGCCTGCCCTGACCATCTATCGCAAACGCAGCATCAACGTGGAAACCGAGCGCAAGCCGCGTAACCGCTCCACCGAGATCACCGCTGACGAGTTTTACGTTGCGGCTCTGACCAACGAAGCCAAGGTCGTGCTGGCAAAGTTCAAGAAGTAATAGGAGGGCGGCGTAATGCTTGAACAGGTCTTACGGCACTTGAACAACTGGTTCCTTGTGGAGATTCACGAGGGCACGTTCACCGTGGAGAATGGCAGCATTGCGCTGCCCTTTCTCCTGACCAATCAATATTTCCGCATCTGCGGTTCCGTATTTAACGATGGACTGCACCAGTACCCGGCGACCGACCTTACGGATGAAACCTTTACCGGGACGGTGTGGGCGCTGGCGGTGCCAAAGGCTGTGGTTGCACTTGCCGAAGATATCGCCGCGTGGCAGGAAAAGAACGGGGAGGCCGTTGCAAGCCCGTATCAAAGCGAGAGCTTCGGGGGCTATTCTTACGCCAAACGCAGCGCAGGAAACGACAGCGGCACGTTAAACGGCTGGCAGGACGCTTTTAGAGGCCGGTTAAACGACTGGCGAAAGCTCAAGGGGGTGGAACCGTGAGTTTACTTGACGATTTCGCAAGTAAATGCGTGCTGATGGAGAAGACGCGAACGCCGGACGGCGCAGGTGGCTACATCGTCGTGTGGGCCGAGGGCGCGGAATTTCTCAACTATCAGGCGCTTGATACCTCGATGGAGGCCCGCAGGGCGGAAAAGGAGGGTGTGACGTCGGTGTATTCCGCGCTGGTCAACAAGACCGTTCCCATCGAGTACAACGACTATTTCCGCGACACGTCCACCGGCAACACCTATCGCGTGACCTCGAACCCCGAGGAAAAGGCCGCGCCGAGGTCTGCGGGCGCAACCATTAAGGCACTGAAATTCTTCACCGCAGAGCGAAAGGAGTTGCCAAAATGACAAAAGACAAGGCGCTCCATGCGTGGTTTTCCCAATTCCTCCCGGCATACCCAACCTCCAACGTGCCGGAAGATGCGGTGTTCCCGTGGCTGACCTATGAGCTGATCACAGGATCATGGGAGAGCGGCGAAATCGCGCTGACGGTGAATCTCTGGTATTACACCGAGAGCGAAGCGACACCTAACGCAAAGGCACAGGAAATCAGCGACGCCATCGGTATGGGCGGCGTGCTTGTGCCGTACGACGGCGGCGCGATGTGGATCAAGCGCGGCTCCCCGTGGTGCCAGAACATCGCAGACGAAAGCGACAAGAACATCAAGCGGCGGTATCTCAATCTTACCGTTGAATACCTGTCGCAAAACTGATGAAAGGACAACGACATGAAATTTACCAAAATTCCTGTTGATACATTTCAGAAATTGCAAATCAACGCCGGTGTTTTGACGACCGACTTCACGCCTGCAACTGGCACCATCGGCGAGGCGGGGCAGATCGGCGCGACGACCGGCGGCGTCAACTTCTCGGCGACTCCGGAATACTCGGACTATGGCGAGGACATTGACAACTGCCCCAAGAACACGAAGGAACTGAAAAAGCTCGATTCGTGGGAGGCAAAGGCGAGCGGTACGTTTGTCAGCGCCGATACCGCCGTTGCAAAAAGCCTGTGCGGCGCTGCGGACATTGACAGCAGCGACACCACGAAAGTAACGCCGAGAAACGATGTGCTTGAAAAGGATTTCGCGGATATCTGGCTGGTAGGCGATTACTCCGACAAGAACGGTGAGAAAAACGGCGGCTTCATCGCCATCCACATGATGAACGCGCTGTCCACCGGCGGCTTCCAGCTGCAGACCAGCGACAAGGCAAAGGGCCAGTTTGCCTTTGAGTATACGGCGCACTATTCCATGAGCGCGCAGGGCAAGGTGCCGTTCGAAATTTATATCAAGGCCGGTACGGCGGAGGCGTAAATGAGACTTTCCGACATTCAGGGCGAGCGCGTCTTTGACGTCATCGCAGATATCATCGACCCGATTGCTAACATTGCGGAGGACGAACAGGCTTCCGCAATGTTCCGACGGGAAAAGCTGCCGGAGGGCATGACGGTGAAGCAGTTTGCGACGCAGAGGGCGCGAAAAGCGCTCCCTGCGCTGCTCAAGGGTCACAAGGACGATATCATTTCTATTCTTGCGGCTATCGAGGGCGTGAGCACGGACGCTTACAAGGGCGCTCTTAACCTCGTCAAACTGATGCGCGACGCGGCGGAGCTTTTGGCCGACGAGGCATTCGGCGCGCTTTTTCTCTCGGCGCAGAGCGAGAACTCCTCTGGCTCTGCGCAGGAGAATACCGAGGGCAAAGGCGAGTAAAGCCGTTCCTGCGATACTGCACGGCGCGGCTCAATGAGAGAGCAAGAAGCGAAGCATACCGCATTTATGTGACGGACGCGCTGCGCATTGTGGCCGAAAACACGGCGCGATACGCGGGCGGGAACTACATCAAGGCGCGATACATGGACATTATTGAGCCGAAGAAGCAGGACAACAGAACGTGCGAAGAAATCACCGCCGATGTGGTCGCGCGGTGCGGGCTGACGATAAAAAAAGCCGCCCCTGACGGGGCGGCGGAGGGATAGGCATTATTTGAGGACGTATTCCGAGATCATGCGGCCGATCTTCCCGATGTCGGTATCGCCTTTGAACTCAAATTTGGCGGTAAAGCCATTGGAGAACGTCAGGACAAGCTCACTGTCGGGAATCAGCTCAACAAGGCCGGGTGTCTGGATAGCGAAGAACTGCACCTTGGAAAAGGGCATGGAGCTGAACGATTTCCGCTTTCCGGTGATGCCCTGCACGTCAACGGAAATAATGCGCTTGTTGGTGAAGATAAGCTGGTCTCGGATCGTTTTGAATGCGCAGGCGATCTCTTCGCCCGCGATCAAAAGACCGTTGACCTCGTCGCGGACTTCGGCAATGGGAATAGGCTTTAAGTCAAATGCGGAATCTTTGTTGAAATTGATCATGGCAAAACCCTCCTTTCCTGAAATTGTACTACATAAGCCTTGACTTTTCAAGGGCTTTTCGCCAAAAACACCAAAAAGCGTGGTGAGAACATGAATTTATTAGACCTTTTTGTCAAAATCAGCGTTGACACGAGCGAAGTAGATAAAAACCTCGGGGATACCAAAGAAAAGGCATTGAGCTTTGGCGACGTGCTGAAAGCCAATATTGCAGGGCAAGCCATTGTTGCTGGCGTGAAAGCTGTTGCAGGCGCGGTAAAAAACATTGGCGAAGCAGCAATTCAAAGCTACGGTGAGTATGAGCAGCTGGTCGGCGGCGTGGAAACGCTGTTCAAGTCCTCTGCCGATACCGTGATGCAGTACGCCGCAAACGCATACCAGACGGCGGGCATGAGCGCGAACGAGTACATGACCACCGTGACGGCGTTTTCCGCGTCGCTGCTGCAATCGATGGGCAACGACACGGATGCGGCGGCGGAAAAGGCGAATCTCGCCATTACCGACATGTCGGACAACGCGAATAAGATGGGTACCGATATGGAACTCATCCAAAACGCTTATCGAGGGTTTGCAAAATCCAACTATACGATGTTGGACAATTTAGCCCTCGGTTATGGCGGTACGAAGGAGGAAATGCAGCGCCTTTTGGACGATGCAAATGCCTTAAATGCTGCGCAGGGCAATTACACCAATTACACCATTAGCAGCTACGCGGATATCGTTGACGCCATCCATACCGTGCAAACGGAAATGGGCATCACGGGCACGACGCAGTTGGAAGCTAGCACGACGATCCAAGGCTCTATCGCGTCGATGAAAGCGGCGTATGACAACTTTATCACGGGGCTGGGCGATGAAAACGCCGACATGGCAGAACTCACCACGAACCTCTTAGGGAGCGCCGTGACTGTTGCGGAAGACCTTCTGCCGGTCGTTGAGAAAATCCTTGAAAACATCGGCGTTGTGGTGCAAGAAAAAGGCCCTGAAATGATTGAGAAATTCGTTGGCTATGCCGTCGAAAAACTGCCGCAAGTCATTGAGCTGGGCATGAAGATGGTGTTGGCGATCGTCAGCGGCCTTGCTAATAATTTGCCGCAGATCGTTCGGTCGGTGCTTGACATGATGGCGACCATTGTAAAAACCTTCGTTTCCTCACTCCCCGATATCGTAGATGTCGGCAAACAGATTGTGAAGGGCCTGTGGGAAGGTATCAAGGCAATGGGCAGCTGGATCAAGAATAAGGTCGGTAGCTTCTTTTCTGGGATTGTTGCTGGCGTAAAAAGCAAGCTGGGCATTCATTCCCCGTCCCGCGTGTTTGCGGGAATCGGTGAGAATATGGCGCTTGGCCTCGGCGAGGGCTGGGGCAACGAATACGACAGCATTAAGCGCGGGATTACTGGCGGGCTTGACTTCGGAACGGCACAGATCGGCGCGGAGCAATCTTTCGGCGGTCAGATGCGCAGCGCGCTATCTTCCCTCGGCAATGGGGGCAGTGATATCACCATTGTCGTGCAGTCTGTCCTTGACGGGAAAATCATCGGCGAATCCGTGAGCAAGTACAATCGGCAAATGCATCGGGCTATGGGGGTGTAAATGAATATTACATTACGAATTGGCGCGTTGGATGTGCATGAGAAAGTGTCCACTTACAACGTGCGGCGCGAAGTGAGCTATAGCAAGGTCATCACAACAATGGATGACACGGAGCACGCGGCCCGCTCGAAAGACAGATATATTGTCGAAACATCGTTTTTTCCGATGACAGAAGCAGAATCCACAGAATATTACAATGCGTTGATGGGTGGCACCGTGAGCGTGACATTTACCGACCCTTATAGCGGTGCGGACACAGTAAAGACCATGCGCGTAACAAGCGACTTAGAAGCCGCGTTTGCGCTGGTCAGCGTGGATGGTAACCGGCGCTATAAGGGCGGCTCGGTACAGTTGAGGGAGATTTAATGCACAGCGTAAGTGATTTATACTTAACACTGCTTGCTAACCGGAATCATCGCGTAGAAACCAAATTAAGCATTGCGGGGGTGGAATATAGTCAAGCGGACATCGTAAAAAACAGCTTACGAGTGTATGGCGGACTGTATTCCACCTTTGGCATTGGTAATTGTTCGGCGCGGCAAATCGACGTCGAGCTTTACCCAAAAGGCACGATTCCACGGCAGGCGAAAATTGAGGTCTACATGCGGCTGCGGCTGGGCGAACAGGCGAGCGAATGGATCCCGAAAGGTGTTTTCTATTTTGCAACGCGGAAAACCGACAGAAAAACGGGCGTTTTGAGTGTGCACGGGTATGACGCGATGCTCAAAGCGGAGGAGACGTGGCTCGACAGCAGCTATGACGCGGAGACATGGCCGATGCCTGCGGCGACGGCCGTCGCCGACATCGCGGCGCGCATGGGCGTGGCAGTGGACAGCCGCACGGTATTGGATGCGGCGTTTCCGATGCAGTACCCCGTGGACGACGAGGGCGATATGACGATGCGCGAGGCGCTGGGGCGTATTGCGGTTGCCAACGCGGGGAACTGGATCATCACGGACGAGGGGAAGCTACTGCTGGTCGGGCTCAACTCCATGCCCGCTGAGACTAATTATCTTATTACGGAGACCGGCAGCGCCATCACCTTTGGCGGCGTGCGTATCCTCGTGGAAGGAGGGAAACATGGACAAAACCTATTTAGGGCGGCGGCTGGCGGAGTTTTCCCCGGGCATCGCGTCGCAGCCTATTACAAAGGTCGAGCTGCTCGACGAGAACGGCGATGTGGTCGGCGTGTCCGGATCGGACACCGGGCGGACGCTGACGGCCCTGCAGCCGGACGGCACGAATGCGATGGCGGCGGCGATCCTCGCCAAAGTCTCCGGCTACAAGCACATCGGCTACGAGGGCAGCGAAGCACTGCTTGATCCTGCGGTGGAGCTTGGCGACGCGGTGACGGTAGACGGACTATATGTGCCGCTCATCGCGCTGGACATGACGTTTGATCCGATGCTCGCGCCGAATATTTCCGCGCCGGACGCGGACGAGATCGACGACGAGTATCCGTACAAATCGCCGACGCAGCGGCAGATCGAGCGCAACATGGCGAAGACCCGCTCGCTCATCACCAAGACCAGCGAGGCGATCATGCTCAAGGTCGAGGGCATCGACGGCAAGTACACTGAGGTCAAGACCACGCTGGACGGCCTGACGGTGACGGACGCGAGCGGCACGACCAAGATCAACGGCAGCAGCATCAAGACGGACAATCTGTACGTCGATGCGGCGAATATCAAGGGTACGCTGACGGCCGACCAAATCCAAGCAAGCAGTATCAGTGTCGGAGATCTCAAAGACGGATCAAGCTACGCAACGAAAAGCTACGTCGACAGCAACGCGGGCCTGAGCGCAAGCGAGGTCGACAATGCAATCGCGACGTACATTGACAGCACTTCTATCACAGCGCAGAAGTTGCGCGGCCAGACGGTGGAACTCCTGGCAAACAGCAATACCAAAGTGGGCGAACTTTCGCTCGTCGAGACGAACGTTGACTATGGTATCGGCATTAAAACCCTCTATGGCGGTATCAAGCTGGAATCGGCGACTAACGTATACCTAAAAGCCAGCGGTCCCTACGGTGGATTTATCACGCTGTCCAACAACATTGTGTCGCTCGGCGGCGGCGAGCTGTATATCGGCAGCCAGATGTACGGAAATAGCTTACCGGCCGGTAGCTGGGGAAAACTGTTTTTCCTCCGTTCGGTGAGGTGACGCATGGCAAGTTTTAGCGTCAGCGTTACGGCGACGGGGTCAACGACAGCCGTTCTCAACGGCACGTTTTACGGAGACAGCTACCACGACCGAGCGCGTGCGATCTACGTGACCGGCATTCTGGGGTACGGGTATTACTTGACTTCGAACGAGGATTCCGGCGCGAACAACACGTTTACGGATTCGTTCGACGGACTTACTCCCGGCAAAACCTACGATTGGGAGGCAGTGCTCTGCTATTGGGACACCAACCTCAATCAATGGGTGGAGACCAGCTATTCCGACAGCGGATCGTTTACCACAGAGGGCGGCGGCACTACGGGCGGCGCGGTGTACATCTACACGGATATGTGGCGAGCGTATACGCCATACATCTACACGGACACGTGGAGACCCTACAACGCAGAAATCTACACCGACTCTTGGTGGGAGTCGGGATAAGGAGGACCTATGAAAAAGCAGGCAATGCAGATCCTTGACAGCGCATTTAATACGCTGTCTTTGGTGATGATCTCCGCGAACGACGCGGAGAAGATGGCAAAGGTCAAGGGAGAGCTGAGGCAGGCATATGCGATCCTTGAGCGGCTTGACCAGCAGACGGCGCACGTCCCCGCAGAGCCGCCCGCCAAAGAGGGCAAGACGAAGCTGGAAAAGGAAAGCGAGGTAACTGATGGCTGATAAAGCAATTGTTGATAAAGCAATTTCTGACCTCACCCAAGCGTTACAAATCACAAACGAAGACCTGTTTGTGCTTGAGCAGAGCGGCGAGGCGAAGAAGCTGAGAGGTGAAACGCTGCTGAACTTTGTCACGCTGAGTGTTGTATCGGTCACGGTGACAACGCTACCCGCTGGAAGCTCGGCAACGGCAACTTACGACAAGTCGACTGGTACGCTGGCGCTTGGCATCCCGCAGGGCAGCAAGGGCGACACCGGCGCGACCGGTGCGACTGGCCCCGCAAACGTGCTGACCATCGGCTCGGTCACGTCCGGGAAGGTGGCGAGCGCGACCATTACCGGCGAAGCTCCGAATCAGGTGCTTAACCTTGTGCTCGAAAAAGGCGACAAGGGTGAACAGGGTAAGCAGGGTATTCAGGGTGAACAGGGTAAGCAGGGTATTCGGGGTGAAATTGGTCCACAGGGCAATCCCGGCGCAGATGCTCCCACGATTACTGGCATCACCATCCGGCAGAGCGACTATCACCTTATCGTGACGCTGTCGAACGGCACGAGCTATGACGCAGGCTATTGCCGTGGCGCTTCTGGTGCTGGTACGGGTGACATGCTGGCCTCAGTGTATGACCCTCAAAACAAGCGCCAGGACATCTTTGCATACATTGATAATGCTATCAAGGATGTCAAGGTAACTACTGACGCAACGCCTACGCAAGGCAGCGCGAACCCTGTGCAGTCGGGCGGCGTGTATTCGGCTCTCACCAATAAGCTGGACAAGACCGGCAACGGCAGTAACGTCACGGCGGCGTTCACGGCGGCAACCACCCGCGCAAACGTTGCGACGGGCGAAAAGCTCTCCGTGCTGTTCGGCAAAATTGCAAAGTGGTTCAGCGACCTCGGCAGTCTGGCTTTTAAGTCCACGGTCGCCAAATCCGACCTTGCAAGCGACGTGCAGACGAGTTTGGGCAAGGCTGACAGCGCTTTGCAGAGTGCGCCGGTCACAAGTGTCAACAGCAAGACAGGGGCGGTGAACCTTGCAAAGGGAGACGTCGGCCTCGGAAATGTGGACAACGTCAAGCAGTACAGCGCGGACAATCCGCCGCCGTATCCCGTAACAAATGTAAATGGTAAAACCGGAGCTATCACGGTTCACGAAGTGCCCACCGTTACAACAGCCGATAATGGAAAATTCCTGCGAGTAGTAAATGGGGCATGGACGGCTGTAGCGATCGCAAACGCGAATGGAGGGAGCTTCTGATGGCGGAATACCTGACAAACACGGCTGACCTGACGGCGGTCGCCGACGCTATCCGCGCGAAGGGCGACACGTCGGCACCGCTGGTCTATCCGTCGGGATTTGTTTCTGCGATCCAGGCGATTGATGTGTCTAGTGGAGGAGTAACATGGTACAGCCCGGTAAACTAAGGAGGAATTAAAATGCCACAAATACCGAGCAAAACTTTCAATATTCCTTTTTCGGGAGGGGCAGCGACAGTTGTGTGCCTTTTCAAATACACCGCCGCAGTCGATACGTCATCCGCGTACAAGGACATTATCGGCGCCCAATACAATGCCGACGGGACAACAGTAACCTTTGGGTACGGAGCCACATCTTTTAGTGTTTCAGTGAACAACGGTGTTATGACGGCCACATTGGAGCTTGGACCAGGAAGCAAAATCACCGACTGCCGGTGTTGCCTTATTCCCGGAGACCCGTTTGCGCAGGGCCAGCAGAAGAAAATCCTACGCAACGAGAGAGTTGCGCCCATCCTTGAGATGTACGGGGTGGTGGAAAGCGAGGCACGCGCGGTCAGCGAACCTGTTACCGCGGAGCGCGGTATGGAGTACGAGTATGGCAAGTATTACCTCGACAGTGAGGATGGCAAGACGTACAAGTGCAAGCGTATCGGCGAGGCCGCGGGCGGGAAGATCGTCCTACAGTATCTGCCGCACGAGCTCGTGGGACAGTATTTCACGGCGGTCTAAGGCCGCAGAAAGGGAGCGGGATATGGATAATGCAAAGCACTACGATGACGCAGAGATCGCGCTGATCGAAAGTCGGTGCAAGAGCAATACGCATCGAATCAACGAGCTTCAGGAGCATCAAACGGCACTTGACAGGCTGGCGACTTCGGTCGAGGTGCTGGCGACCAAGCAGGAGACCGTCGAGGGCGATGTCAAGGAGATCAAAGAGGACGTGAAAGCCATCACGGGCAAGGCGGGGAAACGCTGGGACAGTCTGGTCGACAAGGCTCTCGCGGCGCTGGCGGGCGCGTTTATCGCGTGGCTGCTGTCGGGGGTTGCATTATGAAGAAGCTGAGAAAGCGGGACAAGTACGTCATTGCGGCAGTGCTCAACCTCTGCTGGTACTGCATTGCGGTGCTCGTATTGACCGCGCATGACAAGGTAGTGCCGGACAGTCTGACCGTCGCATGGTTCGCGGCGTGGACGGCAGAACTGGCACTGCTGGCGAGAATCAAAATCAAGGGAAAGGACGAATAACATGAATGAAAGAATCATCAAGCGTATCGCAAACCTCATGAGCGTCAAGAGCATCGTGACGCTGGTGCTGACGGGCGTTTTCGCGTACATGGCGGTGACGGGCAACATCTCGCAGGACTTCATGACGATCTATGCGGTCATCATCGCGTTCTACTTCGGCACGCAGTCGCAGAAGGCACAGGACGTGATTGACGGTAAGGGTGACGGCGATGTATCACAGTAGGGACATCGCCGACCTGCGGGCGGACGTGCGCGCAAACTGCGTCATTTTCCTCGACCTCTGCAAGGAGGCGGGGCTTCCGGTTCTGGTGACGGAGACGGTACGAGATGACGAGTATCAGCGCTATCTTGCCACGAACGGCTACGCGGCAAAGACCGCGACGCGCCCGACGTTTCACGGCGTCAAGGCCGGGCTTGCGTTCGACATCTGCAAAAACGTCAATGGGCATGAGTACGACGATCCGTCGTTCTTCGCCCGCTGCGGGCAGATCGGCAAGCAGGTCGGCTTTTCGTGGGGCGGCGACTGGAAGAAATTCCCGGACAAGCCGCATTTCCAGTGGGACGACCATATGCGATACACAGGGAGCATGATCTTGGCGGGCAAGTACCCGCCGGAAATGGAGGAGTACATGGATCAGGCAACGTTTAACAAGATGATGGACGCTTACCTTGCGCAGCAGCGGACAAAACCGGTTTCGAGCTGGGCAAAACCTGTGTGGGATGCGGCAAAAGAGGAAGGCATCACAGACGGCACGGCTCCACAAGCGTTTATCACGCGGCAGGAAGCCATGACGATGATCCAGAGAGCGACAAAATAACGGTGCCCGATTTGGGCACAGGAAGGAGCGGGCGGCGAAAGCCCACGCGCAAGCGCCTCTGCAAGCCCTACACGGGCATGGACAGTCAGCACAGGTCAATCCGCGCGCAATTATCCTCTATGGCCCCCAAGCGGGCCGTGGCGTATATCTTATCGTTTGAGCTGCCAGCGGACGAGGCGTACTGCCTTATTGAGTGCGACGTGCGACGCAAGAGCTACACGCAAGTGTGTGCAGCGCTGCACCTGTCGCCGGAGGCGGTCAACCGCTGCCGCAGACGGGCATATCAAAAAATAGCAGACGGACAAAGAGAGCACCGAGGTTAATCGGTGCTCTCTTTGTGTTCGTTTGGGTCAAACTGGATGACCGTCCATCCGTGCCACTGGCAGTGATCGTATGACGCGCCATACAGCATCTTGGCCGTACGCTTGGCCTCATACTTATCCTCTGGGTCAATGCCAAACAGCTCCACATGATCTCTGACAAATTTCGATAAGTTTTTGATCTCCCACTCACGAGCACCGTTTGATACTCGATACCATTTTGCGCGGATATTGGTCTCATATGGCCCTGTCAGCGGGGATGCCAGCAGCGCCTTGACACGAGCGTCTGGGGATTGCTGGGCCTCTGCCATAGCACAGCCGCAGGACGTGGTATGTCCAGTCATAAGATTCCTTCCCGACACATCGGTCTCTTTGCCACAATCGCAACGGCACCGCCATATTGAGCTATTCGCGGTCGAAGAGTAGCGCACATAACGCGTCACAGTCAACCGCCCAAAGCGTTGCCCGATTAGATCCTTTCGGTGATTTTCGCCCCTGGTATGGCCGCATGACGTACTGACACCCCGACGGAGATTGCTGGCAGTCACGACGCGTTCCTCGCCGCAATCGCATCGGCAGAGCCATTTTGCCCGACCGTATTTATCCGGCTCCGCAGGCTCAAGCACAGTCCAGTGCCCAAAAGTCTGCCCTGTTAGGTCATACGTGCCCATTACAGCAGCTCACTTATATCCACACCCAGCGCGCCGGCGAGCGCAAATAAGGTTTTTGCAGCCATATTGCCCGTCTCGATTTCGCCGGATTCAACTTTCTGGATCTGCCGGATATAGATGCCGGATTTTTTCGATAACTCGGCCTGTGTCATGCCGCTTTTGAGACGGTAATACAGCAGCCACGTTGTTGTGGGATAGCCTTTATATATCTCGTCATCCCCCAGCTTTTTAGCGTCTGCAACCGGCATACAGCCGACGTTGCTGATCGTTCGTCCCTTTTGGATGCACCCTTCGATGCATTTGCGCCCGCGCGCGCAAGCGTCCTTGATGCTGTCGGCACAGATAATTGCCTTGACGCGGCCAAGGAAGATTTTTGCACGGGGTACGCCGATCTCCTTTGCTTCTTGCTCCGTCGGCGCACGGTCAAGATCTGCGGTAACGTAATAAGTCGTCATGATTGGTCTCCTTTCTTATCAGCAAAAATACTCAGCGACCTTGCGGTCGGTGGTGAACCAGTTGCGGGATTCCGGATCCCAGCGGAAGCCTGCAGCCTTGAGTTCCTTGCGGGCGGCGTAGGTCTTGCCGGTCACGATCCAGCCCATCGTATAGTCAGCGGCGATAGTGCGGATGAGGCCGAGGCGAGAACCGTTGATGACCTTCATGCAGCCGTTAGACATCAGCTTCTTGGTGGCTTCAAGGGTGCGCTTGGCGTTATCCCATGCGCGGCGAAGGCATTCAGAAAAGGAGAGGGGGGCAGCCCATTTCTGAAACATCTTAAAAAGGTTCCATGCGCTCTTCATGATCTCACTCTTGTTGTACTTCATTTTTGTTTCCTCCCGAGGTTTTCCCTCTTGCTTTATGTGCTTAGTATACGCCAATATTGGCGTAAAGTCAAGAGCTTTTTGAGCTTTTTGCAAAATATTTTTTGACCAAATAATGACCAAAAGCTGACCATTTGCGGGGCACGATCCACGGTATGATTGAGGCAACAAAAGGAGGTGCACAAAATGTACGAACGACTTTTAGCTTGTGGATTTACCGAGCAAATGGCGATGGATATTTTGGCGCTGTTTCCTGATCCTGACGAGCTTCGCACTTACGTTTATTTCGCGGAGCTTTTCCATGTATAGCTATTTCAACCCGAATCCAAACGGACGCAACGTCAGCGACTGCACCGTGCGCGCGATCTGCAAGGCGACGGGGAAGGACTGGGGCGAGGTCTATTTGTCGCTGTGCATACAGGGGTACTTGGACGGCGATTTGCCAAATGCAAACGCCTGTTGGGGCGCTTATCTGCGGTCTTTGGGCTACCGGAGATACATCATACCGGACACTTGCCCGGACTGCTATACGGTCGGCAAGTTTGCCGATGAGCACCCGTGCGGGACGTATATTCTCGCGCTCTCCGGCCATGTAGTGTGCGTTCAGGACGGCGTAATTTATGACAGTTGGAACAGCGAGAACGAAATCCCGCTTTATTACTGGGTAAAAGAAACGGAGGAATGAACATGGCATATCCCTATTTCACCCCCTATTATCCGCAGCCGATGCCGGACAACCTCATGCAGATGCGGCAGATGCAGCAGCCACAGATGCAGCCCATGCAGCAGCCTATGTCGCAGCCAGTGCAACAGAACCCCATCGCGCAGGGCGGTGTGCAGTGGGTAAGCGGCGAGCAGGAGGCGAGGGGGTACCTCATCGCGCCCAACTCTGCCGTTGCGCTGTGGGATTCTACCGCGCCGACTGTGTATCTCAAGCAGGCGGATGCAAGCGGGAAGCCAACGCTTAAGATTTATGACCTTGTAGAGCGCGCAGAAACGCCCCGTACAGCGCCGCAAGAAAAGGGCGTGGAATTTGTCACCCGCGAGGAGTTCGACGCGCTGGCGGCGCTTGTGGGCGAAATGAAGGGCAAGAAGAAGCGCAAGGTCGAGGAGGACGAGGACGATGAGTAATCCGTTCATGGCCGCGCTGGGCGGCGGGCAGATGCCGGGGCCGATGGGTGAGCTGATGCAGCTTAAGCAGAAATTCCAACAGTTCCAAAGCGGCTTTCAGGGAAACCCAAAAGAAGAAGTCAATAAGCTCCTGCAATCTGGCGCTATGAGCCAGCAGGAGTTAAACCAACTGCAAACGATGGCGAAGCAGTTCGAGCATTTATTCCATTGATCTTATCGTGGCCACGATTTGATAAATAAAATTTATGAAAGGAGAGATAATATGTCTCTTTCCGACGGAGCTCCCATGATGACTATGCCGGTCGCGCCCGCGAGCAATTACGGCGGCGGTATGGGTATGTGGGGCGACAACTGGATCTGGATTATCGTTCTTTTCCTCTTCGGCTGGGGCCGCAACGGATTTGGCAACGGTAACGGCGGCGGTGTGATGGACGGCTACGTTCTGACCTCTGACTTTGCGAGCGTTGAGCGTAAGCTCGACAGCATTTCGAATGGCATTTGCGATTCCACCTTCGCGTTGAACAATGCCATTACTGGTGGCTTTGCTACGACCGCACAGGCCATCAACAGCGGCTTCGGCAATGCCGAGCTGTCCCGCGCAAACCAGCAGGCGGCGCTCATGCAGCAGCTCAACGCTATGCAGATGCAGGCTGCTAATTGCTGCTGCGAGAATCGCGCGGCTATCGCGCAGGTGCGCTATGACATGGCGACGCAGGCGTGCGACACGCGCAACACCGTGCAGAACGCCACGCGCGACATCATTGACGCGAACAACCAGAACAGCCGCGCGATCCTCGACTTCCTGACGCAGAGCAAGCTCTCTGACCTTCAGGCCGAGAACCAAGGCTTGAAGCTGGCGGCAAGCCAGGCGGCGCAGAACAGCTATCTGGTCTCGCAGCTGCGTCCCTCCCCCATTCCGGCCTACACGGTGCAGAACCCCTATTGCTGCAACCAGTTTGCCGGTTGCGGCTGCTGACAACTGCATAGCATAGCTTCTCGGGCACCATATCGGTGACGTTACCGAGATGGTCGGCCCCGTGCCGACACTGGAAACAACGCGGCGGGGCAATAGCCCTGCCGCTGTATTTTAACCGGGTCGAAATCGACCCCTTTAGAAAGGACTGATTATTTTGGCAGAGTACACAAACGCGAATATTGTTAGCGTAGCCGCAGGCCAGAATGTTCCCTTGACCGAAACTGCGGTAAATAGCAAGCCCTGTATCGTGCATCGCCAGGGCGCCGGCATTGTCACGCTGCGCGGCCTCACCAATCAAAACCGCGCCCTGTTTCGGGTCTCCTTTGGCGGCAACATCGCTATTCCTACCGGAGGCACGGTTGAGGCCATCACGGCAGCGCTTGCCATTAACGGAGAGCCATTAACCAGCGCAACAGCTACCGTCACGCCTGCGGCGGTAGAGAACTACTTTAACATTTATGTTTCCGCACAGGTCTGCGTCCCGAAAGGCTACTGCCTGACGGTCGCAATGAAAAACACCAGCACTCAGGCCGTCAACTTCGCTAACTCGAATCTGACGGTTGAGAGGATCGCGTGAAAGGAGAATGGACATGAGCAAGAAAGCAATGTATGATCTGCGCAATATGCTGTGCGACGAACTCGACGAGCTGGCACGTAAGGGCGAGCTTGGCGCGGGCGATCTCGAAATTGCGCACAAGCTGACGGACACCATCAAGAACATCGATAAGATTGAGATGCTGGAGGACGACGGCTATTCCCGCGATGAAGACTATTCTCGCCGCTATTCCCGCGACGGAGACTGGCATCCGGGTATGCGCGGCGCTTATGACCGGGATATGTCCAATGCGAGACGCGGCACGCATTATGTGCGCGGCCACTATTCCCGCGACGGCGGAATCGACAACATGAAACGCCAGTTGCAGGAAATGCTGGACAACGCCGATGACGAAAGCATCCGTAGAGCCATCCAGCGCTGCATGGACACGATTGAGGGCTAAAGGGGGTGCACCCCTATGGTCGACGAGAATGAGGTCAATCGTTGGATAGCTCGCCTCGAAACAGAGGAATCGAGCTGGACAAACTATGAGCGCCTTGCCGTGCTGTATGCCATCCGTGACCAGCAAAGCGGCAACAGAGAGAGGGCTTTGCCGATGGCATACTCCGCAGCACCCGCGCCGGTTAGCGTCGAAACATACGGCGACAGCGATTTTCTGCGCGCAGTGGCAGATGTTCCACCGGACAAGGCGTGGGAGATCATGGACGAGCTGATGGACAGCTTGAAAATTGTAAACGAGCGCGTCTATAATAGCGTCATGCGCAAACTGGAAAAGTAAA